CGATACAGCTTAGGTCTTTGCCAACAAGGAAAGTATTTAGAAACATATCTTAAACCTGAAAGTCACGATTATAAAACATTTCAATATTTGAAAGATACTGTTCCGTTTGTAAGTGAGCCAGATGTTAGGCGTACTGCACAAATGTATATACAAATGTGGCATTATAATCAAACACACTTAGAGCAACAAGACTATTTTAAAGATATGTCGTTTATTGACATGCTTTGTAGAGAACGCAACTTACCAGTATACTTGTGGAATATTAACAATCGGTGTTTTATACCTAAAGAAGTAGATGGTTTCTACACAGACTTAAAACAAACATCAATTGCAAGTATTGATGCTATTAGCTTTTTAGGATCACAATTAGAAAACGAAAAAGTAGATTCAGAACACTACAACTATCGTGTACATGAATTAATAGCAGAAAAGTATATACCATATATAAGAGAGAACACATGATAGACAATTATGACGGAATTGAAGAATATACAAATGCATTTGAAAAAGAATACTGCGACGAAGTTATTCGACATTTTGAAGTAATGGCCCAACGCCAAGTAACATATAAACAAGATAATATTATAAAAAATCAAGATGAACGAATAGTGTTTGATTGGGCACATACTCAAGGTCAGTATCATTATGATTTTGGATTGTGTGATTATTTTTATAAAAAGTTACATGAAGTGTATACTACGCAGTACATGGAAAAATATAGTATGCTGAAAAATAGCGAACAGCATAGTCCTAAAGGAATGAGTGTACAACGTACAAATCCACATCAAGGCTACCATGCTTGGCATCAAGAAAGTGCAAGCATTGGGTCAAGTGTTCGGGTAGTAAATTACATGCTTTATTTAAATGACGTTGAAGAAGGTGGCGAAACAGAATTCTTGTATCAAGGTCTCCGGTTAAAGCCAGAAGCAGGAAAACTAGTTATATTTCCTACGAGTTTTACATATCCTCATCGAGGTAATCCTATATATAAAGGACAGAAGTATATTATTACAGGATGGTACACTTATGACAAATAAGTACAAAGTTGCTAATGCAGCAGAGCCTATTGGCAGTCGATGTGTTATAGGAATAGATAGAGACGGTGTTATTAACCGAGACTTAGGCACATATGTTACACGACCTGATCAATTTGAACCTATTCCTGGTAGCTTAGAAGCTATTGCAGAACTAAGGCGCCGAGGCCATAGCATTGTTATTATCACAAATCAAGGCGGAATTGAAAAAGGATTAATGACACCGTCTGACGTAGACAGTATACATAACTACATGTTAGACTTATTAGGTAATGCAGGATGTACAAGCATTGATGCAATTTATTATAGCGAAAGTAGTAATAAAAAAGATTATTATGCAAAGCCCAATGTAGGAATGTTTAAACGCTGTCAAGATGAATTTAAACATATTAAATTTAATCAAGGGTTTTATGTTGGTGACAAAATGAGTGACTTAAAGGCAGCAGTTAAGATAGGAGCAAGGCCAGTGCTTGTTAGAACAGGTTATGGATCTGAAACTGAAAATGAGCTAAATAAGTTTACATATAAAGATATAAAGCGTAAAACTTATGTCTTTGATTCTTTAGCTGATTTTGTAGAACAGCTATAAGTCAGTGGTATAAATATATACTTAAGGAGATTAAAATATGCCGTTTACAATTAAGAAACCGCACCCAGAGCATCCAAAGGCCAAAGTTTGGCATACCTGGGACCCCGATGGTGATGGATACGAAGAAGTTAGAAAATTCGTAACTCGTGAAAAAGCTGAAGCGTTTGCTGCAAAATTTGAAGGTGCAGAAGTGTTTGAAGTACCACACGAGATTGGACAAGATGACGCAGAGCTTCTTGAAAAAGAACGCCTAGCAGAAGATCCAACTACTCCTCATGGATTTCCAGGTGGCAGAGACACCATAGGTGCATTGCATACATTTACGCCCGAAGGCAAGTTGGGCTAACTAAAGAAAAAAGCTCCTTTAAGGAGCTTTTTTTATGACGATAACTTGTAATAATCTTTTGGATTATTTAAATTACTAGTTTGTGACAATGAACTATTTTCTGTTAATGCTTCTAAACCGCAGGGCATTAAAGCTGGCACATGGAACACTGTTCCTTCACTAAGTTCTCTTTCAAACAGTTCTCCAGTGCTAGTATCAATCCATCTAACATTAAAAGACCCTGAATTTATAAACCATGTCTTTGTAGTATCTTTGTGAAATGCAATAGGAGTTTTACTTTTAGCTTGCTCAAATACCATTATTTTAGAAGTATACCATTCTGTTTCTGACCAAGTGATATCGTATCCGTATTCAGTTTTATTAACATTGTTTGACATTAGGTTGCCTTAATTAAATCTATAACTTTGAAAACTGTTTCTAGTTTACTTAAATTAACTTTATTTTGTAATGTATTATTTAATCCGTGGTGCAATGGCCGCGGCCATTTTCCGAACTCAACCCAAGCATATCCGTCATGTTCGTCATTTAGGTCTGGCATAAATTCAGTGTCTACTACACATAGATATGTATGAAACCGAAAACGTGTATCATTACTAATAAACGTTTCTAACGGCATTGTTTTTATAATAGAGATTTCACCAATTTCTTCAAAGATCTCACGTTTAAGACCTTCCCATGGTGATTCACATCCTTCATTAGTGCCCCCGACAAGCCCCCACAAATTACCAGAGCGTCCTTTTACCCTATGTAAGAATAAAAAACGTTTAGTATTAAGGGCGTATACAATTGCACCACTACAAATAATCTTATCAGTCTTCATACTAATAATTATCTTAGTATGCAAGTCTCCAAGTGCCGTTTGGATATTCACCGTCGTATGCTAATATCCATTCGCCGTTTTCAAATTTATATTGTTTGCCAGTATTAAGATTAGAAGTATATATAACTGTGTCGTCTTGAGCGCTAGCATCAAATACTACAATCCAGTTAGTGCCATCCCATTCAATAATGTCGTTAGCGCCTGCTACAAAATCAGAACCGTCTGCATTTTTCCAAGCATCTGGTCCGTCGTATGCAAAATTATCAGGGGTTTCGTACCCTGCATCTTGCCCGACGTTTTCACTATTATTAATATCAAGAAGTATTAATATACGAGGATTACTTGATTTTAAATCTGTAGGATTAGTTTTATACGGATTAATAATATAATCAATTTTGTTACGATCACCATTCGGGCCACTAATAACTGTATCTGCAGGTAGCGTGTCAGCGTCCCATACAATTGATAATTCGTATGGATCTAATGGATTAACTACAACAGTGCCCACAACTTCGTTATCTAAATCTCTGCGATTAAGTCTTAATTCAGTAACGCCTGCATCAAATACAAATGGCATAGATGTTAAATACCCTGGCCAAGTTTCTGCGCCTACTATGCCTTTTCTGACTAATTTAGCAGTTGTTCCCATTACTAGCAATCCGTAGTTGTCATGACCGGACGAAATTGCAATGTCAACTCCATTAATAAATGTACCTTCATTGTCGATTTTTTCTTGTATTTCGCCTGTATTTGCAACTACTACTTGAGTTCTAATATCAGCTGCTGCTACTCGTGATAAATCAAGATCAATCTCACCTCTGGTATCGTTAAAGATGCTATTAATGACTTGCGTAACAACTCCGAGACGTTTAACTTTAACAGGTGGACTAATATAGATCGGAGTTGTAAAAGTTAATGTAGCAATATCAATGTCGCTCTCAGTTCCTGTAGGTATCGATCTACTACTAAAAACTGTCCCAGTTAAATTTACTACACTTAAACTTGTCCAGTCGACATAGTTATCAGTTGTTTGAATTTCTAAACTTGGATTAAACAACATTAATATTTGTTCTAATATTTGTAGCTTTTGATCTGTATTTGAACTCCATATATCTACATTTACTGTTAGTGTATACGGAGTAGGCATTAGACGTTCTACTGTATAATTCTTACCTTCGGTATTTAAATACTCTTGACCATTAGCATCGTATGCACGTTCTCTAATGTTCATTTTATTAACATAACTACTATCGCTTAGGCGATTAGTATCAAGTTCCAGACCAGTGATATACACCGCCATGCGAGGCGCACTTGGAATTTTGTTTTCGCTGTTTTCTCTAATAATGTTAGCAACTTGACGGGTCAAATCTCCATACATTACTGGAATCTGTGTCAAGTTGCCTTTGCCATCTTTGTAACTAAAGTTACTCATCAAGCGAACTATTTGTGTAATATATCTGCGGATTTGACCGTCGTAAAAATGTTGCATTATGAATTACCTGTTACTTTTTCCCATCTAAGGGTTGAGTATCTATTACCTACTATTCTCCAACCTAACGGAACCATTACATTATTAACTTCTTCAACAACTGATGGTGTATTATTTCCGAGATCGTAAAAAAACTCATTTATTATATCGTCAGGTAAACTACTGTTATGTGCTTCTTTATAAGATCTAACCACTTGAGTTAACTGTGCGGGAGACTTAATTCTTTTTAGAGCATCGATTAATTTAGTTTCATTAGTACCGGGTCCAGTTATAGCATCGTATAAATCGCCTATTATGCTTCC